GCCTCTTATTCCCCCAAGGGGTCAGGGAGAGCCAAGAGCGCACCTGAGAGGCCCGAGATGCACCGGGATGGGTGGGTTTACCCCCGGCTCGAAACTAGGCCGCCAGCGGTCGTGCGGGGGACCCACGGGGAGAAGGCTGCCGAGTGGCTGGAGCAGGTGTACGGGATGAGGCTGCGGGGCTGGCAGCGTCACGCGCTGGACCGGGCCCTCGAGCACGACGAGGATGGGCGCCTGGTGTGGGCGGTCGTGGTGCTGACGGTGGGGAGGCAGTCCGGCAAGTCGTGGCTGTCGCGTGGCATCTGCATGTGGCGGCTGCATCACGCCGAGTTGTTCGGCGAGCCGCAGACGATCCTGCACATGGCGAACAAGCGCGACACGGCGATGGAGGTTCTGCGGCCGGCTGGGCTGTGGGCGCTGGAGAAGTACGGCAAGGGGACGGTGCGTTGGGGGAACACGGCTGCGGGGATCAGCCTGCCGAGCGGTGATCGTTGGCTGATACATGCTGCGAACGACTCGGCCGGCGTCGGCTACTCGTGCTCGATGGTGTTCGCCGACGAGGCGTGGAAGATCCAGCGGAACGTCATCGACGATGCCGTCATGCCGACGATGTCGGAGCGTGAGCAGCCGCAGCTGTGGCTCGTGTCGACGGCAGGTGACTCGTCGTCCGACCTGATGATCCAGTACAGGTCGGCGGCGATCGAGCAGCTCGATGCACCGGCCGGCACGCTGCTGCTCGAATGGTCGGCACCGGCCGACGCCGACCCAGACGACCCGGACACGTGGGCGTGGGCGTCGCCGGAGTGGACGGAGAAACGGCAGGCATTCGTCGCACGGCAGCACTCGACCATCGAGGAGTCGTCGTTCAGGCGCGAGTGGTGCAACCAGTGGGTGACGAAGTCGGGCGGCTGGCTCAAGGACTCGCAGTGGGCCGACACGACCTCGGAGGCCGAGCTGCCGGAGTCGAGTACCTGGACGGTCGCTGTCGAGTCGGCATTCGACGGGCAGGGGCACGCCGTCGCCGTGGCGGGCGTCCTCGATGACGAGCGTGTCGTCGTGCGCGTGACGACGATGCGGACGATCAAGCAGGTCGACGAGCGCCTCGCAGAGCTGCGCGCCCAGCACCCTGCGCTGTACGTGCTCGTCACCCCCGGCTACGTCGACCGCCTGCACGAGCACTTCGACGACCTCGTCGGGCAGCGGGAGGCGGTTGCCGGCACTCAGGCGCTGCTCGACCTGTTCGACCGGCGCTCGATCCTGCACGACGGCGGCCTCGTCCTGCGCGAGCACTTCGCGTCATCGCGCATCTCCAAGCGCGACGCCGGTTGGGTGCTGTCGTCCGCAATGGGCGAGGGCCCCTCGTATGCAGCCCGTGCCGTGATGTTCGCTGCTGCCCAGGCGACCAAGCGGCAGAGGCCGACGGCGATCATTCACAGCAGGAGGCGAGCGTGACGTTGTACGTGATCACCGGGCCGCCATGCGCTGGAAAGTCGACTTGGGTACGGCAGCGCGCTAAGCCTGGTGACTTCGTCGTCGATCTCGACCGGATAGCACTGGCGATAACAGCTGAGGGCACCCCGCACCACGACTACCCGCAGCACATACGCAAGGGGGCGGTGCTCGTTCGCAAGCAGGCGGTCGCCGTCGCCGTCATGTCGTCGCGGGCGCATGACGCCTATGTGATCCATTCCAAACCGCCCAAGGCAGCGCGTGCCGTGTACAAGCGGAATGGCGCGACGTTCGTGCATCTCTCGGCGCCGTTGACTGTCCTAATGGAGAGAGCACGAGCCGAGCGGCCCGCTTGGGTGATCGGCGCGATCGGCGCATGGTTCGACGAGCCGGACGCTTGACAATCGTTATAAACCTGTAATATGCGGGCATGGCGTTTCCCCGCCGACCCAGATGGTCCGCGCCTTCATCCCTCCCCCCGAGGCCGATGGAGGGCGGGCCGTCTGTGGCCCTGCGGGAGGGCGCAGGCACGTCGCTGCTGCAAATGATCCAAGGTGCCGGGTCGTCGTTCAGGACATCGAGGGCCGCCGCGCTGCAAGTGCCGGCATTCGTCGACGCGATGAAGACGTACTCGCACACGATCGCCGGGTTCCCGCTGCGGACCTACCGAGGGGGCGAGCCGATCGAGACCGCCCAGGTACTCGTCAGCCCCTCGTCGTATCTTCCGTACACGTCCGTCATTGCGCGGACTGTCGAGAACCTGCTCCTCCACGACCGGGCGTACTGGCTCGTCGTCGACCGGACGTGGGACGGGTTCCCCCGTGAGGTTCAGGTCATGGACGTCGACGACGTGTCCGACCTGACCACGCACTCGACCGCGAACCAGAACACGCAGTTCCCGCCCGTCGACCCGTTCTACTACATCGGCACCCCAGTCCCGGCCCGCGACGTCATCAAGTTCTACGGCGACGGGCTCGGCGGCTGGCTGTCGACCGGTGCCGCAGCGATCAACACAGCCGCCGCCCTCGAGGCCGCGACGCTGAACTACAGCGAGTACCCCATGCCGACCGTGGTCCTGAAGAACACTGGCGCCGACCTTCCAGCGGCAACGGTCGACGCGCTCCTGACCGCATGGGAAGAAGCCAGGAGCAACAGGGCCACGGCCTACCTCAACTCGGCGATCGAGGCCAAGGGCATGGGATGGAGCGCCCGTGACCTGGCACTCGTCGAGGCCCGCAACGAATCGGCCATAGGCATCGCCCGTATCGCGAACCTCGACCCCGTGTGGGTCGGCGCGAGCGTGTCGGGCACGTCGCTCACGTACTCCAACCGGGTCGACCTGTATCGGCAATTGCTCGACATCAGCCTGCGGCCGGTGATGGACATGCTCAGCCACCGGCTGTCGATGCCGGACGTCACGCCCCGAGGGCACGCTGTGCGGTTCGATACGTCCGGGTTCCTGCGCGGAAACGCGACCGACCTCGGGAACCTCGTCGCGCAGCTCGTCCCCCTCGGCATCCTCACACCCGAGGAGGCCCGCACCGTCATCGACCTCAACACCCTCGGCCTCACACCAACCTCACTCGTCCAGTTAGGCGGATAGATGAGACACCTCACCACAGACGGCACGCTGCTGCTGCACACACGTGCGGACGACGGCGGCGACATCATCGGCACCGGCTACGGCATGGCCGTCCCCTACGGAGTCGAGATCGAGTACGACGGGATGCGCGAGTCATTCGCACCCGGTGCGTTCGACACGACCGCAGTCGTCGGCAAGCCGCTCGCATACCGGCACAACGAGCCCATCGGCGTCATCACGGCAGCCAGCAACGAGCCCGACGGCCTCTACATCGACTTCGACGTCGTGAACACGTCCCTCGGGCGTGATGCGGCGACGCTCATGCGGACGGGGTCGAGCCGTGGCCTGTCTGTCGGGTTCGCCCCACTTGAGTCCAAGAGAACGCAAGGCAAGAACGCGATCGTTTACACCAAGGCCGCCCTCGCAGAGGTCAGCCTCACTCATCAGCCGGCCTATTCAACGGCGGGCGTAGGTTCAATCAGAGAGGATCACATGTCAGTCGAAACCGTCGAGGACGCCGCCCCGGCGGTCGTCGCAGACATCCAGGCACGCGAGGCCATCGACGAGCTGCGCCGCGAGGTCCAGTCAGTCGTCCACGTCGCCGAGCCAGTCCACCCGCTCGCGCAGTTCCGCTCGTTCGGCGAGTACTCCAAGGCAGTCATGGAAGGCGCCGAGACCCGGGCCCTGTTCGACCAGGTAACCGGCGACAACCCCGGCGTAATGCCGCCGATCTGGCTGCAGCAGGTCCGGGGCATCATCGACCTCGGACGCCCCGTCATCACCGGCGTCGGCGGCCCGCAGAGTGCCGGCACCGTCGGCCTCGATATCAACTGGCCCTACAGCGAAAACGTGCTCACCGACATTGTCGAGGCTCAGGCCAACGAGAAGGACGAAGTAAACAGCGTCCAAATCTCGATCCTCAAGGGCACGGCGTCGCTCGGCACCTACGCAGCCGGTTCGGATATCTCCTACCAGCTGCTGCAGCGGTCACAGCCGTCCTACCTCGACGCGCACAACCGCATCATGGCCGCGTCATACTCAACGGTGACTGACCGCAAATTCACGTCGGATATCTGGAATCAGGGCTCCGGCACCGTGACGTACGACCTCAGCGCCGACACCACCGGCGCCGTGTTCCGTGCGGCAGTGTTCGAGGCCTCGATGGAGTGTGAGGACGCAACCGGCGTCCCCGCAACGATCGTGTACGCCTCGACGGCGCTCATGATCGAGATCGGCGGCTGGGAGTCGTTCTACCCGGCGCCCTACTCGGTCCAGAACGTGTCCGGCGTGGCGACGGCCTCGACCCTGCAGGTCAACGTTTCGGGTCTGCGAGTCGTGCGGGCCAAGTGGCTCGACGGCGC